AGTAGATGCATATGATACAGATCTTACTAAAGTAACAGTTCCAAATGTATTAAGCCAAGCCAGAGGATACTTAGCAGCCACTACAGTCGGTAATTATGCCCTATTTGGTGGTGGGTATGATGGAAGTACTTATTCAAATGTAGTAGATGTTTACACAGCATAAAAATAGAAGGAGGAATAAAATATGAAGTACAAAATATGGGACAAACAGGAACCGATTTATACTCCAGTGGGTGAGGTGTTTACTGCACAACAATGGTTAGACAAATGGCCATGGGCTAAACTACCTAATACTAAATGTGTTATAAGTGCGGGTCCTATTAATGGTGCAGTTATGGGAGAGTTTAGCTCATTCGTGGAGCAGTACAAGAAGATGGGTTGCCCTATTGATGACGCAATGACTGACGAAGAAATATTACAGGCAATCGAGGATTTTGAAGATAATCCGCCAGAACCAGAACCTACTATTGAAGAAAGGGCCATTGCACTAGAGGAGTTTAAAGCCATGGCTACCGTAGGATATGTACCGCCTAAGGCTATCGTGGAAAAGAATTTTAGGCGTGGGCTGTGGTCAAATGCAATGGTAAATGCTGCATTGTCTAAGGGTGCTATAACAAAAGAAGATCAGCTAAAGATATTAAACATGACAGCTGAAAAATGATGAACAGAATATACGACCAAGAAGTTTGATTTGAAGCAATTGTCCGAATCGATAAATAGCCTAACTACAGCCATAACTGCGTTGACTAGTCGTCTAGATGAGCTAGACGACTAGTCAAATCCCATATGATGGCACTGCGTCGGGCTTGAACGCGACTAACGTTCAGGCTGCGATCGACGAGCTTGCGTCAATGATATAGCATGGGGGGTGAATGTTTTGGGAAAAGTAGCCATAGATCCCGGTCATGGCGGTAGGGATCCGGGAGCGATAGGCAAGCTGGGAGAAAAGGAAAAGGATATAAATCTTGAAATAGCCCTGAAGATCAAAAGTAAATTAGAAACTAAACACAAGGTCCTCCTAACGCGAACGGAGGACCTTTTTGTCGGGCTTGCCCAACGGGCTGCCATGGCAAATGCATGGGGAGCCGACGTCTTCATTTCAATACACTGCAACGCGGCGAGCAACGATGCGGCCCACGGTTGGGAAATATGGACAAGCCCGGGCATTACCGGAGCCGACCGCCTGGCAACCACGATAGCTCAAGAGTGGAGAAAGGCTTTTCCAAAACAAACCATGCGAGCAGACTGGTCGGATGGCGACATAGACAAGGAGGCAGGCTTTACGGTGCTAATGAAGACAAGGATGCCTGCCGTACTGATAGAACTTGGATTCATAACTAACCGGAAAGAGGCGAAGCTCTTGGCCGATCCCAGATGGCAGGAAAAAGCGGCGGAAGCCATTGCGCAAGGCATCGACGGATTCTTTGCCGAGGAGGGTAAAAGGTGACGCAGGGAGAAATCGAATACTTGCAGGAAGCCATATCGTACCTGAAAGACATGGTCGAAAGGTACGTCGATGAAAATCAGAAGGCCATCGGAAGGATCTACGACAGGCTGACGACGATGGAAATACAGCTTGGCGAGCGGAAGGAGCTTTGTCTCAAGCACGATCGAGTTTTGGACGACCACTCTCGGCGCATCGGCGCCATAGAGGGGGACGTGAGGGAAATAAAGGGCAGGTTCAATGGCGTGCCGGAGCGCCTGTGGAACATCGGCGTCGAAGGAGCGCAAACGAGTGCCAGCGCGAAAATCCTCTTGAAGATTGTATTGACTGCGGGAGGAATAGGCGGAGCCGTGGCAAGCATCGTAAGTGCGTTGCTGAGAGTGTGGTCAAATTGAAAGCGAGTATGTCGGACAGAATTCGGAACTTGCCGTTAACCAAATTAATTGTCCTGTATTTTACGGTATTCGTGTGCGTGCTTGTCACCGTCGATCTCATTTACTCGCACAAGCTTTCGGACAATGCCGCCGATCTCGTTAAATGGCTTGGATCCAGCATCGTTTTGGGATACTTTGCCAAAAGCGCATACGAACATAAGGTGAATGTCGGAAAGGAAGCGATGAAACATGGAAGCGAATAATTTTCGTAAATCGGCGCTTATTTGGATTTTCTTGATCGTAGCGATTTTGTGCGGCCTGTGGATCTCGTGTAGAAACCGCGTTGCGACGGATATGCGAATAGAACAGAAACTTGAGCATGCACAAAAGGAAGCGACGAAAAGGATCGAGAAGCTAGAAAGCAATGTAAAGGCAATTCCTATGGAGGCGAAAAAAAAGGGCGATGAATACGTTAAAAAGACTCTCGTTATTAGCGACAATGCTTTTCTTGACGAGCTCAACGCTTATTCCGATCGCATGGTCGAACGAGCTCAATCAGTGGACTAAATATTGGAAACGGCTGGAGCCGGGTTATGTAGTGGAGCAGTCGCTTTTGGCCGCTCCCTGGGAATGGGGCAGACAGGTAATGACCGGGGCCATGGCAGAGCACGAAGAACTGCAAGCGATACGTGAGCGGATATCTTCTTTAGAGGGACAGTTAGCGGAAATGAAATCGTGGACGGAAGCAGAGATGGGAAAAACCATGCGGCAGATCGAGGAGGAGGTGAATGCGGCAACAAGAGAAGCATATAAGAAGGGACGCAGGGACAGCAGCGTCATTTGGGCCATCGTTGGCCTCGGTCTTGGCGTATTGATTGCGGATTAAGCAAAGGAGGTGACAGTATGCCAGATTGGCTTGCAATAATAATAGCTTTGTGCGCTTTCGCCGGGATAGTATATCTGGGGAGAACAGGCAAAATAAAAAAATTGTTGAAATCCATTAAAAAATAGCCCCAGCCAAAAGCCTCCAGGACAGGCCAAAAAGGACCTTGATAATAGAAATATTCTTTATAAAGAAACATGGGCCTTCTAGGCCATTCTGGAGGCCCATGCAATTCCCATAACCATGCGCTTTTACAGTGCTTTGCCTATCGGCACGACATTGTTGTTCATTCTCGTGTGTCTACAGTATTCCGCCCATGCATCCATCAAGCGGCGGCGCTTTTCCAGCAGGTCCCCCCGACGATACGCGGCCTCCACGCTGTTACCGATGGAGTGGGCAAGCGCCATCTCTGCAACCTCGCGCGGGAAGTTCGTAGATTCGGCGCACCAATCCCTGAACGTCGAACGAAATCCGTGCGGAACCACGTCTGTCTTCATGCGCTTGCATACCGCGGCCATGCTCATGTCCGACAGCGGCTTGTCGGAGGTAGCCACAAAGATAAACTGCGAATCGCCGGCATCTCGAACTGAAGTCAGGACCTCAATGGCATAGCCCGATAGGGGCACTATGTGCTCTCTGCCCGTTTTCGTACGCGCTGCCGGTATGATCCAGATGCGATCGTTGAAGTCAATTTCATCCCATGTCGCAAAGCGTACCTCTCCAGAACGGGTGGCAGTCAGTATCAGAAATTCCAGTGCGCGAGCCGCAATGCCCTTACGCTTTCGCAATCGCTCCATGAACGCAGGTAGGTCTTTCCATGGCAGAGCCTTGAAGTGCTCAACCTTCTTCAGCTTCGAAGGCTTGGGCAGAATTGCATCAAGATGACCTTTCCAGCGAGCCGGGTTAGTCCCTTCCCGATATCCGCTCACGGTTGCCCAATTGAGTATATATTCTATGCGCTGCCTGAGTCTTGTGGCCGTTTCGGTCTTGGCCATCCAAATCGGTTCGAGTATGGCCAAGATGTCTTTGAGATCGACATCCGAAACTGACATTTTGCCGATTTCGGGGAAGGCATATCGCTCCACCGACGATATCCAGTCTTGTGCATGCTTTTTGTTTCTGAATTCGACGATCTTTTTCTCGTGGCACATCCGAGCAGCCTCTTCGAAAGTGATGGAGCGCTTGGCAGACAGCTCGCGCCTTCGCTTCTCTCTTTCGGCAACGGGATCTACCCCATTGCTGGCCATTTCTCGTATTTCCCGAGCCTTTTCTCGCGCCATCGTAAGCGATACATCGGGATATCCGCCTAGGCCTATCTCACGGCGACGGCCGCCGATATTCATACGCAGCACCCACGACTTGGCGCCCGTTTCTCTCACGAAAAGCATTAGGCCCGTTACGCCTCCGACGGCGTATTTCCCCTTTTCCGTGATCTTTCTGACTTGCAGAGCCGACATTTCCGGTGCTTTTTTCGGCATTTCATTCCCCCCTATCGCAGCCAACACATGCCAAATTCAGTCCATCATCCAGTCCACCAAAAACATTATAATTGAATAATCCAAAATAATACAGAACAAGAATGCAATGAGTGCGAGAATGCTTGCAAATACGGCATTCTTCATGCATTGTAAAACTATATGATACAACAAGAGACATGACTATGGCGGACCCCGCCTCCACCATTTTTTTAAAACTTATGAGATATTGCAAGGGTTTTTGATAGGATAAAAAATTCAGTCCATCATCCAGTCCACCAAAAAAGAAACGACTGAAGAAGATTAAATGAAACAAAATCAAGGCCTGGGGGTTGAATCTCCAGGCCTTTTGCCATTGCTGAATAAATCTTAATAAAACTTAGCTGCCGAGTAACTAAAGGAACATATAGAGAATGAAGGCTAGTAACACAATAATAGGGATAAGACAACCAAGTTTAGTCATCGACCATCCTAGCTGGCCTATGGCATAGGCGGTTGATAATCGCGGTTCATCGCCGTCCCAGACAAGCTTTGCCTTACAGTTCCCGCAAAGCGTAACGCCTCTTTCAATCGAAGCATTACATTTAGGGCACTTGAACTCATTTGCCATTGTCGGTCCTCCTTCAGAAGCCCCTCTTGGGCCTGTTTATGACGTACATCACCTTCCCTAGAATTCTAATCATGTTGTTGTCTATGTCCTCTTTTGCGAATATGAGAGGGGGATACGCAGGATTGGCGGAGCGCAGCTCTATGCCGCCGTCCCTTTTGAAGAAAATCCACTTTATCGCTATCTGCGGCATGATTCCGAAAGCAACCAAGACAGTATCGCCGTCGTAGATCTCTTCGGCAGGATTTACGACGACGGTGCTTTTGTCTTGAATTCCTGCACCTTCCATCGAGTCGCCTTCGACGATTACCGCGAAAGGTCTTTTGTCGGCGTCGACGGAAATGACGCCCACATCCGATGTGGGCAGGAATACCGTTTTTTCCGCCTTTGCATATACGCTTTCGATATGGTTGCCCTTTCCGGCGCAGGCTATAAGCGTGGGATCGAGGATGGGTATCTCGATAACATGTTGGAAGGAATTTTTTTTAACATTTCCATGATCCGCGTCGGTTTCGCCCAAGAGGTAGGACACGCTTACGCCCAAAACCTTGGCGAGCTTGTTAATTTCAGTGCTGCGCGGCTCACGCCTCCCGTTTTCCCAGTTCCAAACGGTAGTCTCTGAAACGCCAATCAAAGATGCCAGCTCTCCTTGTGTAATGCCTAGTTTTTTCCTTATCTCTTTAAGTCTCTCGCCTATTATATGCATTTTATATCTCCTTTTTTAAAAAATATCACAAATGTTGGAATGCATCAATTTGTATTATTTTGGGATTGGTACTTGACAAATGTTATGATACGGATTATCCTTACAGTAAACATAACAAATGTAATGATATGGGGGTGACTATAATTAGACAATTGAGATGCTTTAGGGAAAAGATGGGATGGACGCAAAGGGATTTAGCTGAAAAAGTTGGATTATCTGAAACAACTATCTGGAACTACGAGAATGGCCGCAGAGAACCGCGTCTACAGGATTTGAAGAAGTTTGCCCAGATTTTCAATTGCACGATCGACGAACTTATAAACCCTACAGTTCCCCCCAAAACGGGGGGAAGCCAACGATAGACGTTTTGCGGGCGTTCGTTGAGTCGCTCAGGAAGATTTGGAACATGGCCGACGAGCCAGAAGAGGTACTGGGATATGCGGGCGATCTGATCGACGATTCGGCCGACGATCGGGAAACGCTCGAATTCATCGGGGAAATCAGAAAGTGCGGTAAAACTGCCTGCGAATTCTTGGCAAAAGTCAAATAGGGAGGCGAGAACGATGGCGGGGAAACTTGTGGAGGCCTTGAGGAGATCGGGAACAATAAGCGGACCGTACGTATGGAAAGGTGGACGGGTTACGAAAGGGCGCGCAAGGGTGTTGAGGGAGATGCTTTGCAGCGCAGACGACCGCATCAAGTTTGACCCCGAATTTTTGGCGTCCGTAACCGTTGACGACATGCTTCGGCTGAACGAACTGGCCGACGAATAGAGGTTCGGGAGAGATGAATATGCAATATCTGAAGGACAGGCTAGTAGCGGCAAGATATGGTGTTAGCAGGGCCACGATCTGGCGTTGGGTAAATGAGGGGATATTCCCTGCGCCGGTCAAACTGACGAAGGGATGCACCAGATGGCGGGAATCAGACTTGATCAAGTGGGAAGAGGCTATTGACGCAGAGGAGAAAGAATCATGCAAGAGATAGGGATACACCTCAATATTTCAAACGAGGACTATCGTGCCCATCCTGCCATATCAAAATCGGGTTTAGACCAGATTAACCGAAGTCCTGCACACTACAAGGCGTGGCTGGAGGAGCCGCCCAAGGAAACGCCGGCCACCATGTTCGGCACGGCCTTTCACATGGCCATTCTGCAGCCAGATTTGTTCAAGGAAAGGTATATGCAAAATCCCGGCATAGACAGGCGCACCAAGGCAGGTAAGGCCGAATGGGACGACATAATGAAAAGAGGAATCACAGTACTTTCCGACGACGACTTCAAGGCTATAGAGGGAATGCACGACTCGGTCATGGCGCATCCGATCGCAAAACAACTCATCGAGGAAGGCAAGCACGAACTTAGCGGGATATGGCTTCATCCAGAGTTTAATGTTCTAGTAAAGTGCCGGCCTGACATTTGGCATGAAGAGAAAGGCGTCATTGCAGATCTAAAGACGACTACCGACGCTAGGATCGAGCCATTCGGAAAGTCGTCGTTCTATTACCGATACGACGTACAGGCCGCATACTACAGGGACATCTGGTACAACCTGACGGGTTCCCCGGTGTTTGCTTTCTTATTTATAGCGGTCGAGAAGGATCCACCATATGCGGTCAGGCTATACAACGTTCCGGCGCACGTGATGGCATGTGGGCGACAGGAGTACAGGCGGGACCTGGCGACATTCGGCGTATGTCTCAGGTCAGGCGTCTGGCCGGCATATCCGCAAGATATCGCAGAGCTCGAATTGCCTAAGTGGGCTCGTCAAGGGCTATGATAATGTCCAAATTGTTGTATAGCACAGACTACGGAAAATACTATATTGGAAAATGTGAGGGAACCATCAAGGAGCTTAATCTTGAAGGAAAGGTGCAACTCATCCTTACTTCTCCACCTTTTCCGCTAAACAGCAAGAAGCAATATGGCAATAAAGTTGGGGATGAATATTTGAATTGGTTTATAAATTTGGCTCCGCTTTTTGCTGAAATACTGACAGAAAATGGCTCTGTTGTAGTGGAAATGGGCAATGCTTGGGAAAGTGGCAGACCAGTACAGTCACTTCTACATATGAAATCGTTAATTGGGTTTATAGAAAAAGCAAACTTACGTTTATGTCAGGAGTTTATTTGTTACAATCCAGCAAGGTTGCCATCTCCTGCTCAATGGGTAACTATAGAACGTATTCGTGTAATAGATAGTTTTACTCACATATGGTGGATGTCCAAATCCGATTACCCTAAAGCAGATAATAGAAATGTGTTGAGACCATATAGCAAGAGCATGAAAAAGCTTTTAAAAAAGGGAAAGTATAATGCAGGGAAGCGACCTTCGTCCCATGTTATAGGTAAAAAAAGTTTTTTGAAAGACAATGAGGGCAGTATATGTCGCAACGTACTGGAGCTTGAACCTATAGAAGAAGATGAAAATGTAAGATTGCCATATTCTATGTTTAAAATTGCAAATACAAAATCGAATGACTTTTTTATGCGGAAATGCAAAGAAAGAGACATCGTACCACATCCTGCCCGAATGCCTCTAGAATTAGCAAGTTTTTTTATAGAATTTTTGACTGATGAAAATGATCTTGTTCTCGATCCATTTGGAGGAAGCAATACAACTGGCGTATGCGCGGAGCGAAGGAAACGTCGTTGGATAAGCGTAGATGTAAGTGAGGATTATGGTCAACAATCAATGATCCGTTTTGAAGAACCCTCACTCAAAGAGAGAGGGCGGTATGCCACAGCGAGCGAATTTGCCAAGGGGCAAGAGGGGGAAAGGTAAATGACGGAACAGAGCGAATTGAATGAGCACACTATTGCGGTATTAAGCGAAAATGGCGGGATATTTGGGAACGTGAGAAATTTCGAGACGGCACAAAGGATGGCAAAGGCATTGGCCACCAGCGACCTCGTGCCGGCGCAGTACCAGGGCAAGATTGCAAATTGCATGATAGCCATGGAGATGGCGGCACGCACAAGGTCGAGCATTTTCGCGGTCATGCAAAACCTCCACATTATCAGGGGGCAGCCCTCGTGGTCTGCCTCGTTTATAGCAGCTGCGATCAACTCCTGCGGACGTTTCGAGCCGCTGCGATACGAATTCGTGGGCGAACCTGGAACCGACGAGTACGGCTGCTACGCGTGGACGTACGACAAAAAGGGGAATCTGCTTAAAGGACCCAAAGTTACGATCGACATGGCAAAGCGGGAAGGCTGGTGGTCCAGAAAGGACAGGAACGGCAACGAAACGTCCAAGTGGCAGACGATGCCGGACCTGATGCTTTGCTACCGCGCCACGTCCTTCTTCGGCAGGCTATATGCTCCGGAGATCCTGATGGGCATGTACAGCACGGACGAAATACGCGACATGGACAAGGTCGTGGAAGCCGACATCATCGACGACGGCGTGGCTACCGCGGATGCCGTCGAGGACATGTTCAAAAACGGAGACGAATGGGAAGACGGAGGAACAGAATCCGCGATTGGGATGCCGGCACCTGGCGGCGGCGACGCCCGCGGGCAACCCGACGATCTGCAGGAGCGCATAGAAGCATTTAAGCTGCAGGCCATTGATGAGGCAAAGCTGAAGGAGGCCATGCAAAGCGCTAAGTCGAAAAGAAAGCCGGATATAGACGAAAACACCAAGGACTTGTTCGGGAGGGCGGAGCAATGAGCGGCATCGACATGATTACCGAGACTCTGGCTATTTATCCCGATGACTTAGGACTGCTCATATTAAAATTCCGTCCGCAGACCAATTATATCGTCAAGAAATATCGCCTTTCGAACGACGATGCTGTGCATCTATGCAGATGGCTGAACGAACACGGATTTGGTTTACATACGGGGGGCGCAATGCCCCCTTTTACAAAGGAGAGCTAACCATGGCTAAATATCAACATATATGGACAGGGCAGATAACCATATGGGATGACGGAAAGCTCTTTTATGCCGAGACTCGACTGGACGATCAATGTCGCCTTATTAAGGGCGCAAAAAACGCATCTATTGCAGTAACGTGGCTGTTTGATGAGCTTGCCGCTTATGGAATCATTCCTTCCGTGCTGAGGGAATGATAAAAAGGGGCAATTAATTATGCCAAGAGCTAGAAATATAAAGCCTGGATTTTTCATGAATGAAGATTTAGCAGAATGTGATCTTCCGGCCCGCCTTCTTTTTGTCGGTCTTTGGTGCCTCGCCGATAGGGAAGGCAGGCTGGAAGATAGGCCAAAGAGGATAGGTGCATTTGTGTTCCCGTATGAAAAGTATGACGTTGATACACTTCTCAGCCAGCTGCAGGAGCACGGATTTATATTGAGATATGAAGTTGATGGTGGCAAATACATTCAAGTAGTAAACTTTGGAAAACATCAAAATCCACATCCGAAAGAGGCTGCGAGCGTCATTCCTACACCGAAACAACACACAGATGGGAATATAAAATCTACAAATGACATGGATACGGGACATAGCCATGCAATGGAAAGTAACGGAAATTCCACGGAAAGCCGTGAAAAGGTATTGCCAAGTAACGGAAATTCCGGAACGAGCCATGCTGATATTCTGATTCCTGATATTCTGATTCCTGATATTCTGATTCCTGATCCCCCATTACCGCGATCCGGTGCAAGCACCGGAATGCCTGTGCGTGAACCGCCAAGGCCCGAGCAAGACGAGAAAAAACCAAAAAAACAGTTGTTAACCGGCATTCACCTGGAGCGTTTCAATCAGTTTTGGTACGAATATCCCAAAAAGAAGGCCAAAATTGAGGCTATAAAGGCATGGGCAAAGCTTAAGCCTGACGAGGAGCTTTTTGATGCGATCATGTTTGGTCTCAGAAAAGCAAGGGCATCATGGGAATGGAAAAAAGAAGGTGGGCGATTTATCCCGCACCCTGCTACGTTCCTAAATCAAGGGAGGTGGGAAGATGAGTATGTCCCCGCTGAGCAGAAGCCAAGTAGACGGGATTTACAAAGCATGTCGATTAAAGAGTATATCGAAGCGGTGAGCAGTGAAACGCCTCCTATAACGGCTAAAATTCTCGACATGGGGTGATGTAAATGCAATCTAAAGATTTTAAACCATTCATGGCCATACTAACATTGGTTGCTGATACATACGGGCAGCCACGTTTAAATGAGGGCGCTGTAAAGTTGTATTTCAAGGTGCTTTCGGATTATTCCCTCGATGACATATCAAGGGCTGTCATTGAACATCTGAAGCAAAGCCCATATATGCCAAAACCGTGCGACATAATCTCAAAGATTGACGGAAGCATCGATGACAAAGCGATAAGAGCATGGCATAAGTTGCTAAAAGCAATATCGAAGTATGGGGTATATGACAGCGTTAAATTTGACGATCCAATTATACATTTCTGCATCGACCGCATGGGTGGCTGGGGGAGGTTGTGCGGTATGACGGAAGATGAGTTGCCGTTTAGAGAGAAGGACTTTCGTGAGCTTTACAAGCTTGGCCGTAGCGTGGACTGGGACCACGTGCCTGTATATTTCTGCGGTTTTCACGAAAGAAATAACCGAATGGGAGGGTATGATGAATTTATACCTTCACTTGTTGAAATATCTGACGATGAAACTAAAAAGCTTATGGCAAGCAAGATTTATAAGCAATTAGGAGAAGGAGAAGATATAGGAGAGGTAGGTGATGGTAGCTAAGGTTATCATTTCCCTACGAGAGGGCGATTGAGAATGAGTATTTGGAAACTAATTATCATGTTGAGCTTAACGTTTATGGCTGGTTCATGGTGTGGGATAGTGTTGATGTGTTTGCTGTTCATGTCAAGAGATTAAATAAAAATATGGTTGGTGATGGCTGGTGGGGAATTATGAATTTATGCAAATGGTGCAGGTATGCAAGAAAGTTAGACCGTGATCTAGATTTAGGATTATGCTGTGTGCCACTTCCATATTGGTTGCACGTAAACTTCGAGAATATACGTATTCCTATGGGCGACAATGGGACAATTAAATGTTTCGCATATAAACCGAAGGAGGAATAAAAATGTTTGAAATTGATATAGTTGTTCAAATTCCTCCAATAAGAGAATATTGCATAAGGGTAAAAGTTAAAAGCATAGAAAAAGCAGTACCAAATTTAAGGAGTGCTTATCATGTCTAAAGTCATCCGCCGCGAGATAAGCGTCGAGGCAATCGAGCGCCTTCGGGAACTTCGAGGCATAGCCTACAAGAGCGATAAAAAAACCTTGAAGCGCAGACAAAGGAGGGCCAAGTGTAGAAGTGGGCAGAAGCGCGACGTTTCCCATTGGACAGAAAGCGACATCGATTCCTTGGCGAAGGGGAAAGAGAAGCTAAAGGCTGGTGATGCGTGGAGATCTTTTGGCGAAAGGGTCAAGAACTGTTTGATAGTCGGGGACAGGTATATTGTTAGGCATAAGAGTGTCAAGTGTAAAGACCCATCAAGCGCTCGTTCGATGATATTCGTGAGAATTGTGCACAACAGATTAGGGCAACCTCTTTTTCTGTTTAGGAGTTGTGCAGGATACCTTGAAAGCTTTACGCTTCAACAGCTGAGAGACTGCACATTGCGGGGAGGCGTGGGACAATGCGAACTTTGGTAGGACTTGCGATTACTGCGGGCATCGTGTTTATGATTGCCTCTATGTGGCGATAAGGATGAAGCCGCAATCGGCAAAGTCAAAGGGCCGGGCGCTTCAGAAGTGGGTGTGCGCCAAGATTGCGGAGCTGGTCGGGCTGGAATGGGGGCGGGATAAGCCGATAGAGTCGCGTCCTATGGGGCAGCAGGGAGTAGACGTTCGGCTTGATAGCGAGGCGCTTGAGCGGTTCCCTTTCAGCGTAGAATGCAAATTTCATGAGCGCTGGGCCATCAAGGAATGGATTGAGCAGGCCAAAGCGAACTGTAAAGAAGGGACAGACTGGCTGTTGGTATGCAAGCAGTCCAGGAAGCCCCCAATAGTTGTTATGGACGCGGAAGCGTTCTTCGGGATATTGGAATGGGATGGGAACAGGCAGGGTGCGGTATCATCCCGACGAGAAAACAAAAAGTTGGGAGGATGAAAATGACACTGGAAAATGCGTACTTTAGAGCTACTGAGCATGCGCTTTATTCGTATCCCAGCATTGTTAGGCAAAGACAGATAAGGGAACAGTGGCTTGAAGCCATGTGCGAACGTCAGACTTTAATTAGGGCTGACGGGGGTTCCTCGAAGGTAATTAGCCCTTTAGAAATGGTGACAATCAAGAAGGAGAACGACTGGATATTGAAAATGCTGTACATGAAGGAAGAGGCCATTAAAAAGGCCCTAGAGGTCCTTCAACAGCAAAGAGGGGATCTGATGAAGCTCGTGGAAATGAAGTACTTCAGGGGATTGCTGATAAGCGAAATTATGAATGAGCTATGCATATCGCGAGCGGAATACTTTAGGAGGCGCAGGAAAGCGATAGAAATAATAGCACCTTTCGTGTGTGGTATATTTGCAATGCGTTAAAGTTGATACTATTTGGGTACTTTTGGGGCATCAAAATGCGATATAATGTTATTATGGGGCAAGTCCCGGGAATACATTACAAGGCCGTCATGTTTATAACTGGCGGCCTTATTTATTGCAGCAAAAGCAAAAGAGGAGTGATTGTGTGCCGAGGCGACCTGGCGAGAAATTTATTCAGATAAGAAGGCAAGAGGAAAAGAGAAAGCGGGACAGAGCATACGACGGCAAGCGCGGGACGTCTGCCCAGCGCGGTTATGACGCCAGATGGGAAAGAATTAGGTTAATGAAGCTCCGGGAAAATCCCCTGTGCGAAATATGCGATGGGAATGGAATAATTACGGAGGCGACAGAGGTTCACCATATTGTACCCATAGGGGACGGCGGTGAAATATATGCTATTAGGAACCTAATGTCGCTTTGCCATTCCTGTCACATGAAAATACATGCATCAGGGGGAGGGGCCCCTCCAATTTCTGGCACTTCCGTCTCCGAGAC